TTGCCAAGGAATGTCGCCGCGAGGTCTGCTAGCCAGTTGGTCAGATAGCGACTCAACTGCGAGGCCATGTCTTTTCCGCCGGTCAGCGCCGATTTCCACAGAGACTTGAACTCGCCGTCAAGTCCGTCTATGCCACGTTGCCAAGCATCCTCGAAGTCGTCCACAACCTCTCTGGTCCCGCTGGCCATCTCGGCCATCTCAGACTCAAGGCCGCTCATGATCTCGGCCATCTGCGCCTGACTGAGACCTGCGCGCTCACCAGCGAGCGCAAGCGCGAGCTCCGCATCGGCTAGGTCGCGCGCTGCTTGCTCGGCGGGGAGGTATTGGCGAATCAACGACGAGACGGTGCTTTCCGCCTGCGACATCATCGCGTTGTATTCGCGCGCCGCGGCGTTGTACTCCCGCTGCGCGGTTGAAAGCGTGCGCGTCGAACTGGCGGCGCGCTTGTTGCCCTCATCGAGCAGAGTGAGGTGAACATGCGGACTGTTGTCGTAGAGTTTGACCTTGAGGCCGTACTGCGCGGCCATCTCGGCGGTGAGCTTCTTGGTGCCTTCAACGACGTAGTCGAGCGCCTTGCCGTGCTCGTGCAGGCTGTGACCGGGTTTTGCCGCCAGTGGCCCGCCTTCGAGATACTTCTGATAGAGCTTGTATTGCTCGTTGTAGCTGCGCATCCCGGAGGTCAGGCGCCCGACAAGCCCCTCCTCCTTGACCATCTGCTCGAACCGCTCGCGCAGCGTCGAGTTGATTCCCTTGTCCGCGACCTGCGCCTCGTTTGTTCTGTGGGTCGCGTCCACCGACTCTTCCAAGGTCAACACAAGCTCGCGCTGCGCATCGACCTGCTCGAAAAGCGCATTGCGTCGTTGTGCAGCCCCTCGGCCAGAGACCGCCGTAAGCTGCTCTTCTAAGTCAACCAGTCGCTGTCGCGCATCAAGAAGTGCAGCTTCCGGGTCTAAGGCCCTGAGTTGTTCGGCCTGTGATTTTAGAGCGTTGTACCGTTTTTGCTCTGTCCCAGTCAGGCGTCGTTGCAACGCATCATAAGCGTCTAACTCACTCATCAGCCCTCTATATTCCTGCCGAAGCACCTGTAGTTGCTCCGGCGAGGTTGTCAGGCTACTGACGTCAATCGTCCGCGATGAAAAGGCTTTTAATATCTGGCCCCAGCCGTCGATCACATCGAGCACGAAGCCCTGCATCGCGGTCTTGGCACTGGCGATGGCCGTGTTGAAGCGGTCGTTGAGCGCCTCGGCGGCGCGGATGGCCGAGTCCTCGATCACCAGGCCGGCCTCGCGCGCAGCCTCGCGCATCTCGTCCATGCCCACCTTGCCGTCGCGCAGCATGTTGACCAGCGCGGCGCCTTCGCTGTCGAACGCCTTGAACGCGAGCCGCAGTTTCTCCTGCTGGCTGCCCGCGCCCTGCACCGCGTTGGCGTAATCGCCAAGGATGGCCTCGAGGGCGCGGGTCTGCCCGTTGGCATCCTTGATGGCGATGTTGTACTGCTCCAGCACGCCGAGCAGTTCGCCCTTGCCCTGCGCCGCCTCGCCAAGCCTACGACTGAAGCGCTGCATGGCGGTATCGAGCGTGCCGGTGGCCACCCCGGACAACTCGGCGGCGTGGCGCAACTCCTGGAGCGCCGTGGTCGTCAACCCCACCTTGTCGGCGGTCTTGCCGATGGCATCAGCGGCGGCCAGCGTATCGGTCGCAAACCGCGCCAGGGCCACCGCAGACAGTGCCGGCGCAAGCCCCAGGATCGTGCTGCGCATCTTGGCAAACGCCAGCGAGGCCCGCTCGGTGCTCGGCCGCAGACGGTTCAGTTGCCGCTCGACCTTTTCGATCTCGCCGCTGGCGGCCTTGCCGTCGGCGCTGATCTTGATGCGGAGGTCGAGTGCTTTGGCCATGTGACTAGCTCTTTTTCGGTTTGAAGCTGCGGAAGGCGGCCGCCAGGCCGGACTCACGCTTCTCTGCCTGCGCCTCTTGCGCTTCGGCCAGCGGGCTCTTGGCGTCGTGCTCAGACATCTCGTTGACGGCCGCGCAATAGACGCCAGAGAGTTGGCGAATCAGCCGCGCCTCCTGCGCGCTGATCAGCTCGCCAGTGCGTTCGCACCAGGCTGACAGCTCTCGCCAACTCAGCCGCTGCGGCCCCGAGAACCCGGCCTCGGCCGGGCCGGCGTCGAACAGCAGATTCAGCATCTCGCGGCATAACTGATCCGGCTCCAGGTCCGGCATCTGAAGCTCCGGCGCGTCCTCGCCGGACTGCTCCTCGATGCGCTCGGCGCGCGTGCGCTTGTCCTCGCGCTGTTTGTCTTTCTTGCTGTCTGGTTCCTTTGGAACCGCATGCAGCCAGCAGTAGTGCCGAAGCCATACCGTCAGGCTGCCAACGACTCCCCCGCAAAGTTGCCGTCGTCAAACGCCGCGGCGATCACCTGGTCCCTGATCCATCGGTACTTCTCGTCCTTGTAGATCGCGCGCGCGTTGACGGCGCTGCACTTGATCAGCCCGTCGTGGCCCTGGATCAGCCAGTCCTTGGTCAGCGTCACCAACATCTCGGTCAGTCGCGCCTCTTCCTTCTCGGCGGTGATCGTCTTGTTGTTGCGCAACTGCTCGTTGCGGTAGCGCGCGCGTAAAGCGCGAAACTCCGGGGTGTCGGTATTGCCGACCTCGATGAACATCTCTTTGCCGTCGTCGGTCACCAGCACCTCGTCGGTGATGCGGTGCCGAATCGGCATCTTGTAGGTCGGGGAAAGGGTGATGTCGTCAATCGTTGCCATGTGATTATGCTCTTTGGCTGGTTGGAGAAAAGCCGAGTGCACCCGGCTGAGGGATAATCCTCTAAGGTCGGGGTTTAACCTGCGGTGGCGCTGCCCTCGAAGATGGTCCCATTGATGACGAGCGAAGACTGCACCTTCACCACGTCGTCGCCGGTGCCGACGCTGTAGCGCGACCCCTTGACGAGGCCAGGGAACATGAAGCGCGTCGGGCGCGGCGTGGCGCCGGTGCCAGATGCGTCCGGGGTGTCGGACAGCTCGACCTTCATCGGAACCGAGGTCACGTCGCCCTGCTTGGAGAGCAGGATGGCGAGGCCATCGTCGTCCGACTTGGCGATGGAGAGGCTGACTTCACCGTTATCCACCGTGCCCATGAACTTACAGGCCACGCCGGTGCCGATTGGCGTGAAGGTGCCGATGGACGCATCGGGACCGAACTCACCAACGGACTCGATGAGGCCGATCTCGGTCCAGGTCAGCGCGTCGTAGTTGGCGACCGACTCAGTGGCCGGAACCGCGGAGGTGGAAAGATAGACTTTGGTGCCTTTGGAGGCGATGAGGTCTACACAAGTGCCAAGTGCCATAGTAATCACCTCGTAAGGTGTCACCAGGGAGGCGGCCTTGAGTGCAGAGACGAGGCGCGGGCGAGGTCTCTACCGGCGAACCTGGATCAGGTTTAAAAGTTTGAAGTTAGAAGTTAGAAGTTTGAAAGGTTGTGCGCTTCGCGCGCTCGATTTTTCAAACTTCAAACTTCACCCTTCACACTTCTCTTCTCTTCCAGCCACTCCTCATAGGCACGCAGCGCGCCCTTGAGCAGTCGCAATAGCTTGTCATGAAATCTTAGGTCGCTAGGCGTCATAGCAGACCACCGTCTGGAATTCGCAGGCCCACTGCAACAATGCGCCGTTGATACCTTCGAGCTTGCCGCTGGTGTATTCCATCGCGCCGAAGCCGGCGGCCGGTTGCCAGCCGGATAGACGCTCGACCACGGCATCGCGCACCGTCTCCAACGTCGCCGGACTATCCACCGTGAGCACCACCAAGTAGGTGCGGCGCATGCGGGTCATGCTGATCAGCGCGCCCTCGTCCTCTGGCTCTTCCTGGCTTGGGTAGACGGTAGCGACCGGGTAGCTGTCGCGCTCCAGCGGGTTGATGCGGCTCGGCGCCTCGACCGTCGCCAGCGTGCTCAGGCCCTCCAGCCGGGTGATGATGGCGGCAACGCTCACGACGCCACCTTCACCGGCATGAACGGGTAGCCGTAGACGCGCGGCGGCTGATTGCTGTTGAGCAGCGTCGATTGCGGTGCAGCCTGGATGCGCATGCCTTTGGCCGCCGCGTAGCCGATCCAGTACTCGGCGCAGGCGCGGTCCTCTTCGCGGCGTTTGGTGGCCTCGTGCGAGTAGTCGGCGCCCCAGATTTGCAGTTCCTCGACGCCGAGCATCAGCGCATAGGCGATGATCATCGGGATCGAGTTGTGCAGATACAGGTGCGCGGTCTTGCCAGCGGCGGCGATGACCTCCCCCAGCGGGTATTCGTAGATGTGCGGCTTCTCGGCGCTGGCGCCCGCGATGCTGGTGATGACCGGCGCCTGGTGGCGCGCGGCCCAGTGCTCGATGGCCTCGACATAGCCGGGATACTTGGCGCGCTCGCCGTCGAGATAGTCGAGCACAAAGAGGGTGTCGAAGCGCACGCGGCCATCCATCCAGTGCACCGCGGCATTCAGGGACCAGACCTCGTCGAACCCGATCACCGGCGGCTCAGGCATGTGCGCCGTCTGCGCCGCGATCAGGTCGGCCTTGGTCGGCCCGAGCGCCACCAACTGCACGCGCTTGGGCGACTGTCCGGTCGGATGTGCCCACGGAGAAGTTTGAAGTTTGAGGTTTGAAGTTTGATCGTTCATCGACTTCACACTTCACCCTTTACCCTTCAAACTTCCCCCAAAGAGGGACTTCTCGGCCTCGCGCCGGCGCTCGAGGCCACGCAGACGCTTGCCGCCGGCATGGACCCATCGGCCGAACTCTTGCGCGGCGCCGGCCGTATCGCCCGCGTTGAGCTTGCGCAACAACGTCGATTTCTTCAACGCGCCACACCCGACGTTGAAGGCGAAGCTCACTAGGGCGTCGTACTGGCCCTGCGTCAGCTCGTGCGTCACCATCTCTGAGACGCAGTCCTCGAAGCGCTGTAGATCGGCGCGCAGCAGCCCAAGCGCCTCGGCCTCGTTGATGACCTGCCCCGGGTGCACGTTGCGGGTATGCCCATATCCAATCGTCCAGACGCCAGCCGAGTCGAGGTAGGCCTTCAGTCGCAGGCCCTCGAACGACTTGATCAGATTGACCCCGCGCGGACTGGTGCGCGTCGGCTGGATCGGGTCGGGTGCATCCGGCGCCGCGGCCGTCTCTGGCTTCGGTTGTGGCTTGTTAGGAATCAGGCGCTTGCGTTGTTTCCAAGCGACCTGGAACGGATGGATCAGGCTCATCGAATCCCCTCCAGTTTGTTGATGGCCGAGCGCGTGTTACGAAACGCCTCGGCGAGGTCATGGCTGATCTCTCGCAACGTCACGACGAGAGACGGGTCGATCTGTTCGTCGGCGGCCTTGTTGACGATGTGATGCAGTCCGACGGCGTCCTTGGAGACCTTGCCGGCGTGCACCAGCAGCATCTGCGCCTGCTCCTTGATGTCTTGCAGGGTCATCGCTGAGACTCTAGTCGCTTAATGCGTTCATCCAGTTCACGCCCTTGCGTGCCGGTGAACGGATCGGCACGTTTCGCAGAAACACGAATCAACTCGTGAATTGCCGCCTCGTTTTCGAGAATCTGGGCTATCCACCTGTCGGCCTGCTTCTCGTGCTCGACCCTGTGGATACTATTTTCTGCGGTCTGTCTTGCAATAATTGAGAGTGTGTTTTCGAGCTGACGTAGCTCAGTGGCGAGACTGTCGGTCGCGCTGTGTAATACGCCAATGTCCGACTGGAGAACACCCAGGTCGCGCCAACTAACAGCGACAGCACCACCAGACGCAACGGCAGCGGATATGAGCCCCGCCGCAGCCAGTTTGACCCACCCTTCCTCCTCCGGTCTTCCCACTTGTTCATGCTCTCTCAAACTCAATCCGTGCAAGCACCATTTCGATTGCCAGATTGACGATGATGCTGCTGACTTCGTCCCACTCCTCGGCAATCGATGCGTGAACCCGCTCGCGCTTTTCGGCGCCCGTGAGGTCTGACATGATCAAGGCAATAACGAGTTCTTGAACCCGCTCGAAGAACCCACCGGCAACATAGCGATTGATGAATGCGCGGACGGAAGAATAGGCGAGACTCAGGAATAGGGTCTTCATTTCAGATCACACCGTAGCTGCGCTTCAAGCTGATCACTCACCGTCGTAAAAGTTGCCCAGGTAATGGTCAAGCGGTCGCTGATTTGAAGCAGGCTTTCTTCGAGTGCTTGCATGTTTTTTACTGCTGGACGCACTCGGCACTTGCTCAGGCTCACGCAGGCGCTCGATTGGGTTATCACGCATGCGGCCAGCAGGCTCAGGCAAAAACGCCTCCAGCAGTGCGCCCACCGCAACCCCGGCGGCAATGATGGCCTGCGTCTGCTCCGGGTCCAGCGAGATGCCTGCGACGGTGAGCAGCGCGACGATGGCGCGCCAGGTCGATCGCTCATCGAGTCGGTCACGAAGAAATCGCAGCACGCTACGCATCACGCTGCCCCGTCAGTTGTTTCCAGAGGCTCACCAGACAGCGCGAGACGCGCGCGGCTGGTTTGTAATCGTCACACCCGACGATGCACTGCGCCGGAAACTCCAGACCGCGCAGGCATTGGCGCCGCGATTGATCCCAATACACGCAAGGACTCACGCCGACTCCACTGTTGCTGACCATGTCATGCCATCCACCTGAATGCTGCGCTCATTAGGTCCGCCCCCGTTCCCTGTCGTCGCAATCTCCACGTCGATTGTGTTGCCGGCGGGCGCCGAGAAGCTCACACCGATGTCCGTCCCCGTATCCGATGGCGTCCATCCAGTCGAGTCCGCATGGTGCGACGCGCCACCGTAGTAGATCGTGACTGAATCCACCGTCGGCGCACCGCCGGCTGCCGCATCCTTTCGCGCGCGGATCGTCAACGTCTGCGTCCCGCTCGGTGTCGCACTTGGGCTCCCGGCAATCTGCCAGCGGTGCGTCCAGTTCACCTTGCCCGTGTCTGTCGTATAGGTGCCGTCCGGTGCACTTAGCGCATTTGCCGGTGTCGAGACGTTGCCGCTAACGCTTGAGGTCGCATAGTAGGTTGCGCCCTCGGTTGACGCGCCAGCGCTCAAGAGTGCGGCCACCTTAGACGCGGCGCTCATCATGACCCGGCCTTCCCAACTGCATACAGGCTCGTCCCTTCCTTCCAGAAGACAGCCAGGTTGGAGTTGTCTGTCCAGGTTGGCTCGCCACCGATCCATGCAGAGATCGTCGGCCAGGTCACGGTATAGGTGCTCGCGTTCGTGAACCGCAGCATGATGCTCTGGCCATCGGTCAACGAGTCCGTGAAGGTCGTATTGGCTGCCAGCGTCTTGTATTGGATGCCTCCGTTGGACGGGTCGAGCGCCGTTCCGGTGAGGCTGTAGGAGGTCTCGGCCGTCTCGCTAAACGTCTGCTGCGCACTCCATGTGTTAGCGGTGTCCGTTTTTGCGATATCGGCATCGGCTGGCTCATAGACGCCCGCGTGCGTATGATCCCCTGCTGCAACCGTGCCTGCGCCTGTTCCAACCGCTAGTTTCCAATCGGTATTGGCTAATTCAGTGTCAAGCAGACCCTCGATCTCTGCGCCGGTCTGATCTGCTGTGGCACTCTCCTCGATGCCGGTCAGCTTGGCCTGCTGCGCGTCAGTAAACGGGTTGGCGTCTGCTGCGGTGATTAGCGCAATCCCATCTGCTGTCGCATCGCTAATATCCGCCGCAGCGACCGTAGTCAGGAAGTTTGCATGATTGTAGGTTGTCTCGTGCGTCGTCACTGCGCCTGCGCTCTCATAGCTCCCGGAGAGATCCGGGATGTTTGCCGTCTCAAGCGTATCGGCAGCAGGAAGTTCCTGCGCCTGTCCCGAGACGATAACCAGAGGCTTGCGCGCGGCCATGCGTTATGCCAGCTTGATCGGGTTGCTTAGCTCGACGTTGATGTTCGTTGCCGATGTCGCCACGCCGACCTTCTGCACAAGGTTGCCACTGCCCGAGGGTGCCGTTGCTGTCACATCTCCTGCTGTGGCCGCACTCAGATACACGTTGCCTGCCGTCTGGCCGGTGACCTGATTGTTGCTGCCCTCAAAGTAGACCGTCGCGTTGTTGCCGCTGGTCGAAGCGGCGAGCACAAAACCGTGCGCCTCAAAGTCGTTACTGGCATCCGCCTTACGCGCCGTCGGTGTCGATGCGTTGTCGTAGATATTCACGAAATCACCAGCGGCCAGATCTTCGCTCGTCGTAATCGTGACGGTATCTGCGCCAATCCCGGTCGGCATGACGCTGTTATCCAGTTTTCCAGCCGCATCAAGCGCAACAAGTTCCCCGGCATCACCGGCTCCCGCGCTGGTAACAGTCGCCTCCTTTTCGGTGATAACGCCCGCATTGTTATAGAGGTATTTGTCAGCCATAGATCACACCTACGCGAGAATAATGCCGCGATTGATATTGATTGCGATGGATGTCGCCGTAACAGCAACGCCAATCGGTTGCACGAAAGCCAGGCCAGCGACCGACTGCGTCAACACACCATTTGCGCCGATAAAAACCGGGCCTGTGTTCCAATTCCATGTGCCCTCTGTAATGCTCCCTTGAGACCTCACCGTCACATCAGCGCCAGAGACCACGGCCTGCGTTGTCAGCCCAATGCAGTCATCGCAATCCGCTCCTGCTGCCCCGTCGCAGATCACGACGTTTGCGCCATCACTCCTGACTGCGCGGTATGCCGAGAGATTCTCCCCAGCCGTATAAGTCACATCTGCGCCACCGTCTGCGCCAGCCGGTCCCGGCGGCCCTTGCAGCCCAGTCACGACTTCCACCACTGCCGTCGAGTCAACGGACACATCGACCGTTGGCGCTGATGAAAGCGTGACCTCTACGTTGACGGGCGATGTTTCCACGACGACGAGGCTGTTCATTGCGTCACATCTCCAACCACCTCGACAGTGAACGTGTCCGTAGACTGAACGGTGTCATCAGTAAACGTCATCTCCATATCGGCCACATAATCTTGTGGCGTCAGTGTCGCGGTAGTTGCAGCGCTCACGGTCAAAGTGACACGACCGTTCGCCCCACCAATCACCAACTCGCCGCCATCTGAAGACAGGTCGAGCGCTGCCGGGGCGGTCAGTGATGACTTAAATTGCATCCGCGCACTGCATCCAGTCAGGTCGATTGCGTCTCCTGCGCTATCCTTCCATGTGAAGACCGCCGTAAACGTGTCTCCGCGCCTTAAAGTCAGATCAGCCACTTCCTGCACTCATTGTAGGTTTGCGAAGGACTGCCACTCGTCCGTTTCCTCGGTACTGAACGTCGCCACATCCGTCCAGCTCGCACCACTGTCGCTCGATTGCAGCTTGTATGACTTTGCGCCATAAACGCCGAAAAACCCATCGAATACGCGCAACCTGACCGAGCGAACTGGCAGCGCGGTGTCTCTCAGCTTAATGCGCCACCAAGGCGCCGTGTCCGCTGATCCACTCTCCCAGTAAGTGTCTGTGTCGCCGTCTGCTGCGTAACTCGCAAGGTTTCCGCCGGCCGTCGAGCTCGCCGCGTAACTGACGGCTGTCGCGGCAACGTCGGCACCAGATGGCTCGCCAGCAACGTACATCTCGACCGATCTGAGCGCCTGCAAATATCCTCCGTAGGCATCGGCCCAGCTCGGTTCTGCCGCCACCAGGCGCCAATACAGCGCGGTGGTTGGCAGGGCGCTACTAGAAACAGGCTCACAAAACAGCGTGGTGACGCCGTGGCCGTCGTCCATCGCCTGCGTAATCTTGTACGTCTCGCTGCTGATCACCAGCAGGTCGCCGCGCGCCAGCTCGCCAAGGTCCGCCGTCAATGCCTCGAAGCGCGACTCCATGCGTCCGTACTCGATCACCCCGCCGCCGTGGTCGGCCTCTTTCCACCATTGGCCGGTGACGCTGGTCACGCTGCCGTCGGCAAGGACGGCAGTGCCCGTGACCACGCCGGGCATCCCCGTGGTGAAGAGTGCCGCCCAGTCGGACATGGACTATGGGCCGACGCGGACGTAGTCCTTGCAGCCGTGGCCGGAGACGGAGGTCGGCATCGCATCGCCGCGGAACAGTTCGCACCAGGCCGCCGCGAAGGTGCCGGTGCTGCCGTCGCCCGCGGTCATCGACAGGTCGAGGAAGCGCTTGCGGTTGCGCAGGTCGAGGTCGATGACGACGAAGCCGTTGTCTTCGTCGGCGGCCGGCAGTGCCAGGGCGTTGCCGTCGATGTCGGTCTGCGTCGAGTCGCTGAAGTCGGTCGCCGCGATCTCGGCGTGGCCGGTGGCCGTGGTGTCTGACTCCGTGACCTTGAGCGCGGCCATTGCGATGTCGGTGGCGCCGACATAGACGACGTAGCGCGCGTAGTCGAAGCCTTGCGTGTCCACCTCGGCGGTGGTGAAGGCGGCGTTATCGACAATCGCCGCGGGCGGCGTCACCGAAACGAGTTTGAAGTTCTGAGCGTCGATTGACATAGGGATCACCTGTAAGTCTGAGCGGCAGGCCGGCCCCATCTGAGCCGGGTCCGGCCTTGCGGTTACTGATTACTCGCCAACCAGGGCGACAATCGGGCCGGCCTCGGAGGTATCGCCAACGCCGTGACAGTTGATGTCGAAGCGCTCGGTGGCGATGATGCCGGTCTGGCGATACTCGGCGTAGCGCTCGGAGAGCACCTGCACCTCGATGCCCATGCGGTCGCCGAAGACGACGCCCATGCGCAGGTCGCCAAACAGCGCCATTGCGACATCGGAGAGGTCGCCGGTGCTGGTCGGCATGGCCGCCGAGGTGACGATGTCGTAGCCGCCATATTGCTCAGGCATCATGGCGGACACGTCGCGCTTGGTATTGCCACCGGCGGCGTCGGTGAGCCGGCCGAAGATGGCATTGGCGCCGGCCTTGCTGACCAGCCAGATCGGGTTGATGCCGGGGAAGTCTGGCAGCACGCCCATGACCGAACGCAGGTCGGTGGCGGTGATCTCGGCAAAGGTGTCATGACCGGACGCGGCATCCACCGCGCCGGTGCGGCTGGTGGCCGCGGCGAGCAGGGTACGCAGGCCGACGATACCGCCGTAGGTGCTGGTGCCGTCGCCATTGATGAGGCAGGCGTCTTCCTTCACGGCGAAGGCGTAGGCCATCTCCATCGCCAGACGGTCGGCCAGGTTGATCACCGAGTCGGCCAGATAGCTGTTGGAGATGCGGGTCAGCGCCGAGACCTCGCGTGCGACGAGGCTGATGTTGTCGAACGCGGCATCGGAGGCCGTGGTCGCGTCCTCGCGGCCGACGAAGTAGGCCGTCACGCCACCGGTGCGCCGTGGCACGGTCAAAGTGTCGCTCGACATCGGCTCGACCTGGCACAGCCGGCGCGCAACGCCGTACTGCTCGCGCAGGTCGATGATCGGCAGGGCCATCTCGTCCGGGACCAGCACGGACTCGCTGCCGCCGCCGGTCATGACGCGCTTGCTCAGGCCAACACCGTAGTCACGACACCAGCGCTGCGCCTCCGGGTCGCGGCCGATGACGGCCTTGGCCCACTGGCCGGCGCGGTATGCGGCCTCGTCGGCCTCGGCGCGACTGCCGTAGAGGTCGGTGCGGAAGGCGCGCAGGTTGCCGCTGCTGCGCGGGATACGCGACTCGACGCGCGGCGTGACCGGGATGGGCTCCGGTTGCTTCTTGCGGATGATCTGCCGGAACTGCTCGAGCGTGCCGCCGAGCATGATGTGGTCCTCGGCCTGCTCGACCATCTTGAAGTGCCGTCCGCAGGCGCGAATCTGGTCGGCGTCGGGGTTTTCAGGCGCGACGGCGGGCGCCTCGTCCTTGGGCTCGAGCAGGCGTCTGGCCCTGTCGTATTCCTTGCTCAGATCGACCACGGGCAGGCCGAGGTCTTCCTTTTTGATCTCATCGGTAGCCGGAGTCTCGCCGGCCGGGTTCGTCTTTTCGTCAGGCATGACGGTCTCCGGGTGGTTGCGGCCGACTCCAACGGAGCTGTCGGCCGGGATTGAAACAATGGAAATTTCGAGCGGCTCCCAGTCGGTCACACGATAGGTGTCCGCCGCCTCGCGGGTGCCGGTCTCCATCGCGTGCACGACGTAGCCGACGCTGACCTTGGTGCGGATGCCGTCGCGCACGTCCTGCGCGATCTCGCGGCCGAGCGCGCCGTTGCTGAATCGCACCACGGCGCGGCCGATGCGGTCGGCATCGACGCGCGCGGATTCGATCACACCGATCTGCCGGTCCGGGTCGTGCTGGAGAAGGAGCGGGGCGCCGTCGCGCAGTCGCGCGGACCGGATCGCTGTGGGCGTGTGATCCAGTATCTCGCGGCCAAAGGACCGCTCGACGGGCGCCTCCGAACTGAAGGCCAACTCGACGCGGCGCTCGTCGTCGTCAACGGCGCGCGCGTCGATGCGCATCTCGCGGGTGCACTGCTGGCCGAGCATCCAGTCGGCCGGGGATTTATCAGTCATCGCTCATCACCGGGTCGGGTTTTGGCGCCGCGGCGCTCATGGCCGGCAGCACGTCGGCCAGGGTCAGGCCATAGGCCTCGGCGGCCTCTTTGATCTTGGCCAGTTCGCGCACGCGCTCGTTGATCATGTCGTCCAGGTCGCGGCCTTTGCGCGCGGCGATCTCGGTCGATGATGCCTTGGTCGCGCATCAGGGTTGTCCAGTACGCGCGTACCGGCTCCGGGAACTCATCTTGGAACCAGTCCTGCGCCTCCATCCAGTGGTCGCGCTCGACGCCCAAGAAAAAGCGCAGCGAGGTGTAGTTGACGCCTTCGGCATCCGATCCGAGCGTGTTGTAGGAGACGCCCAGGCCGGTGGCGATGCTGCGCAGTCCCCACTTGAGGAAGTCGGGCATCGCCGCATTCGGATGCGTCGGGTCGAAGTATTTGAGCGTGTAGCCGTAAGGCACGACCTCCATGCTGCCGGGCGCGACATCCTGCGCGAAGGCGCCGGGGTCGGAACGCAACGGCTGGCCGTCTGCACCAAGGATGTCGGGGTTTGTCGGCTCCGGTGGCGGCGCCCATTCCTGCGCTTCGTACCCGGCAAATTTGGCCGCGGCGGCGCGGGCGGCCGTGACCTCGGCGTCTTCGACGCCTTGGATCATGTGCATGCGGCTGGCCGCGGTGGCCATCCAGGGCACGCCGCGGGTTTGCCACACGAACTCGGGCAGGTAGCAGTGCAGCATCTCGTCGGCCGGGATGCGCAGCCGATCACCGAGCCGATAGGCGGACTGGCGGATGCCGGGCTCGGCGTTGACCCAGTAGGCGACCGGGCGGCGCATGGCATCAAGCTCCACGCCCATGCGAATCTCGCGGCCCTGGTGCTCGCCGTCGAAGGTGATATCGACGGCATCCGGGTCGATGATCTGGAGCGCAATGCCCCAACGGGTATCGGCCGTGACCCAACGCAGGAAGGCCTCGCCGTCGCGCGCAATGGTCTCGATGACATGGCGCTGCAGCGATTTCCAGGAGAACTTGCCGGTGATCTCGCAGTGGCCGCGCTTGCCCCACTCGCGCCACTCGCGCTCGATCTGCTCGCGCAGCGTGGTGTCGGGTCGGCCGTTGGCGAAGGTGGCGCGCGACTGCAGCACGAAGCCGGGCGCGCCGATGATGTTGTTGCGCACGATGCGGATGAAGCCGCGCGCGTGGTCGCTGTTCTGCGCCAGCTCGCGGGCACGGGCGCGCAGCAGGCCGAGGCCGTTGCGGATGTCGTGATCCACCGGCCGGCTGTAGACGTTCCACTCCGGGGAGATCGAGGAGAACTTGGCGCCGGACCATTGCCGGGTCGGCAGTTTGACGACCGATGCAGTCATGAGACGAACCTCACGCGGACATGCCGGCCGGACTGATCACCGCGCGCGAGGGCCGCGGCCTGGTTCTCGCTGGCGACCATCTGCGCATACTTGGCGCGCAGGGCCAGCAGTTGGCCCATGTCGCGCTCGACGGTGCGGTCGTTGATGGACTGGCGCACGACGTCGATGTCGCCATCGGTGGCGCGGCCCTCAATCAGCGCATCGAGCGCCTCGAGCATCTTGCGCGCGTGCGAGCGCGTGTCCATCGCCGCGCCAACGGCGGGGAGGACCTGCCATATACCTGATCCGATCGTGTAGTCGCTGGCCCCATCGGTGACACGCGCGACCCACTCATAGCGCCCGGCGGTATAGGCGCCAGTGGTGGCGCTCGGCACACTGACGCTGTGGTCGGTGCCGTCTGCCGATGCGGTGATGGTGATGGCCGCGCTGCTGTTCCAGGCGTGATAGGTCAGTACCCAGCCAGGAGCTGGGAAGTCAGACAGCGAGCGCGTCCACTGCCAGGTGTCGCCAGCACGCGGGGAGAGCGGCTCGGTGGTCGGGATGGTGTACGCCATGCCGGGACACTAGCCCGGCCGGCGTCTAGTTTTAAGGCAAAAAATAGAAAACTATCGGCGCCAAGAATTGACCCAACTGTAAGCCGTGGCGCGGCTGACGTTGTAGCGCTGCTGGATGGTCTGCGGGGTGTCTTTGTGCGTGATCTGCGGTCGCTCTGGGCGCTTGGGGATATAGATGCGCTCCCCACCCCACTCGGCGCAGATGACCTCGACGACAAAACGGGCCTGCTCGCCGCTGCACCAGGGCTCACGCATCAACCGCGCCTTGAGATCATCTGCCCAGCTCATGATGAGAAGTTTGAAGGGTGAAGGGTGAAGTGTGAAGTGTGACGTGATGAGCGCTTCGCGCGGCGATGGCATTGGCGAGTCCTCCCCTTTCAAACTTCCAACTTCAAACTTCAAACTTTATCTGCGCCACTTATTGACGTAGTTGTTGCGCTTCACCGGCCGAGGGCGGTTATCCGCCTGCTCCACCGCCGGCTTCTCTTGCCGCGGCAGCACAGCGCCGGCGAGCCGGTAGGCCGACAGTCCGTAAATCCAACAGTCCAAGGCCTCGTTGCGCGCTCGGGTCTGCACCCACTCGGCATAGGCGCGGGTGCCGCGGACCTTGGTGATGAGCTTCTCGGCGGCGAGCTGCGCGAAGTATTCGTCGTCGAAGGCGGGCTCGGCCGGCCAGTGGATGTAGCCCGGCCCCGGCACCTGCAGCTTGCAGCGGGCATAGAGCAGGGACTTGGCCTGATCCACGCCGAGCAGATAGACCGGAGCGGCGCGCTTGCGCTGCTGGCGCATGCGCTGGCGGCGGCGGCGCTCGTCCTCGACGATGGGCCGGCCGGTGCCGGGCATGCCCTTGACCGGGAAGGCCCAGGCGCGCGCGGCGCAGAAGCTTCAGGTCCTCGCCGAGGGCGGACCAGACCTCCGGCAGGGCCGTGTCGCCGGGCAGGATCAGGTGGTCGATGACCCAGCACTCCTCGCCCTCGCCCACGTCCATGATGGTGGCCTCGAGGCGGTCCTTCTGCACATCGACGCCGGCGCAGCGCAGCGCGGGCGGGCGCTGCTCCGGGTAGTGCTCGAGGCGGCCGAGCAGGTTGAGCGGGTCGAGGCTGTCGCCCTCCTCCTCCCAGGCCTCGCCGAGGCTGGTATTGATGAAGCGCTTGAGCTTGGCCGTATCCCCGTGCGCGTCGTCCCAGGCGTCCATCAGCTCGGCCCAGGAGCGGCCGAGGCCGATGGGGCTGTAGAGCTGGTTGAGCGCATAGCCGCGCGTGCGCTTGCCGGGGTTGGCCGCCACCCAGGCGCCCTCGCGCAGCATGGCCGGCTTGTGATGCTCCTCGATGTCGGCCTCGCAGTGCAGGCAGCGGTAGGTGACGCGGCCGCTGGCGGGCGCGCGGATCAGGCTGTAGCTGCCGTCGTCGCGGCGCCAGCGCAGCGGTTGGCGCTCGCCGCAGTGCGGGCAGGGCACCTGGTAGCTGCGCTGGTCGCTGAGGCTGTATTCGTCGTCGATCCGGCTCAGTCCGGCCGTGGTCGGGGTGCTGATGAGCAGAATCTTGCGGCGCGGAAAGTTGTTGGTGCGCTGCTCGACCAGGCCGAGCGGATCGCCCTCGATGCCGGCCTCCCACGGGAAGCGGTCCACCTCGTCGCAGAGGACGTATTGGATCGGCATCGCGGCCAGGCTGGCCGGGGAGTTGGCGCCGCCCAGCACGAGGATGCCGCCGGGAAAGTCCTTCATGTCCTCCGAGTTGCCGGCGTCGCGCTGGCTGCGCGCGTCGAACAGCCGCGAGATGGCCGGCGTCTCCTTCAGCAGCGGGTCCAGCCGCTGCCGGACCCAGCGCTTGCGCACCTCGATGGTCGGCACCACCACTAGCATCGGCGCCGGCGCGTGCGCCATGACGTAGCCAATCCAGTTGAGCCCGACCTCGGTGTTGTGCGTTGGCACCATCGCCTCGCCGGCCAGGTACAGATGCGTCGGCGAGTCGACGGCAATGCACCGGGTCGGCCGCGACGCAACCGCATCAACGCCAACGATCCGCCTGCGCAACGTCTCGCTCGGCCTGCCCGTCGCTTTTGACTTAAGCCGCTTTCGTTTCCGCTCAAGGTGGAACACGGGCCAGTCGGCGTAGGCGGTGAATCTAATTCGTGCGCTTTCTCGGCCGCCTTTTGGCGTTCGCCAGCGGACGGTCGGCTTAAAACCCAGTGAACGGATCAACTCTGCAATCCCTGCCGCAAGGGCAGGATAGGATGACGCGATCTCGCAATTTCGACCATCGGGGCCAACGTGTCCGTCGGTGTCCATGAGTCCGCGCAGCAGCTCCATGCGCTGCGCGGCTGATGCGCGCAGATACAACCCCGGGATGTGTTTATTGCCGATCAGGTCCGCTGCATTGAGCCGCGAGTAAAAGGTCGGCCGGATCACGGGGTCGATCGCCGCCCCGTATTTGCTCTTCTTGCTGTGCTGACGCTGGCACTCTGCGCACACATGCACCGACTTGCCGTGGCGCGTCGTTTTGTAGGTGCCGACCTCGGAAAGGATATGACCGCGCAGGCACAGGCCTTCACGCGGGCCGCAGGCATCAATCTGCAGCGTCACCGTGACGCCACGGCGGCCGCGCTGAGTCACCTGATACCCCCCCTGCTCAATCCTGGCAATGATCTCCGGGGCATCGGTGCTGTTCTCCGACACCTGCGCCGAGGCTGAATAGCCGTCGCCAAGCCACACGCCGAGGGTATAGGGGTCGATCGGCAACGGTTGGTCCGGTAGGTCGAGTGCGGCAGTGACCGGAACCGCGTAGCGGTGACGCTGCCGGTGGCGGTAGCTGGCGGCGACCTGTTCAGTGGAGAGCGTGACCTCGCGCGGTTGACGATAGTCAGCGGTGTCGGTCAGCGTCCATCGGTGCGCGGCATCGGCAATGATCTCGGCGCCATCGGAGAAGCGCACGCGATAACAATCGTGATCGTCGAATACCTCCGAGCAGAACAAGACCTTGACCGGCCGCCCGTGCTCGTCGAACACATGGTTCCCTGTCTGAACGTCACCCATCCGCACCCAACCTTCCGGCGTCGGGATCGGCGTATCGACATCGAGCGCCTTGCCCAACTGCGCCCCGAATCGCAGCACCACGCGCTGCACGTCCGAGGTGACGCTGAGGCAGTCCATCACCTCGCGCAGGTAGGGCGTGCGTTCTGTGCGCCAGCGCCCGATCTCGCTCGAGGCCTTGCCGGTGAGCATCCGATGCGCGTCCGACCACGCCGAGAGGGTCTGCACCCGCGGCGGGCGCACGCGCCGCGCGAAGGTCTGATAGAGCGCCGCGCGGTTGTGCGGGATCAGCACCCGCGAGCGGCGGTCCCGCTGCGCGGAAGTTGGAAGTTTGAAGGGTGAAGTTTGAAGGGTCATTCGCCGATCTGCCATCTAAACTTCTGCTGCCCATAGATCGGCTGCCAATGCCGTAAACGGTCGATGTTCTCTCGGTTCCATGATCCCGGTTTGCACTCGGCAACAATCCGCCAGCCGGCACCGCGCAGAGACGTGCCGGGCTCCGTTTGCAGCGTGTAAGTAATCAACCGCTTACCTCCCATCGCGCGCCAAGCCCGCCAGCACGCGCCATACAGCATTGACGGCGTATTCTTCGGCGCATCATCACGGCAACACACGCGCAAGACCTCTGCCGTGAAAAGGTCCGCAAGCAGTCTGGCCACTGGACGCCCGACGATTGCAACGCCGACTAGACCCAAATCGTTGTCACCGCAAGACACTGCCCACTTTCCGCCGTCTCTCGCTGTGCGGCGCGAGTGCCGGTGATACGACTCAACAAAGTCATTGGCCTCACGCAACGTGATAGGCATCAGAACTAGGCTCACAGCGCGTCGATCTCGCGTTGGATGGCGTCTGCCACGTCGCGCTGTAGGCGCTGCGTGGCAACGCGCTCTCCGGTCTCGAAGAAGTCGAAGCGCGCACGACGCGCGCGGTTCTCGCTGGCGACCACCAGCAGGCGCAGCTTGCGGGCCTTGGGGCCGTAGCGCTCCCAGACGCCGGTGGTGCCGTTGATGGTGGCCACGAAGCGCTTGCGCCCCATTGCCGCGATCTTGTCCATGCCACCGCGCTTGCCGCGGATGTTGCCGTGCCGATCCAGGCGGATGTTGACCGGCTCCAGGATGGTCGGCAGCGTGCCGCCGCTAATGGCGTAGCGCAGGTAGGCGGCCTGGATGCGACGGATGAATAGCGTTGCCTGCAGCCGGTTGCGGTCGGCCCGGTACAGCCCGAGCGCGTTCAGGGTGAACGGCGTCGGCCGGTCCAGGCGGCGCGCCATCTCCACCTTCTCGGCCCGATCCACCTGCACCGCCGTGCGGTTGACGCCGGCGGCGATGGCAATGTTGAGTCGCTCGCGGCCCAGTTTTTTCAGCGCTGCGCTGACCTCTTTATCACCGAGTAGTTCGAGTTTCACTTCACCATTCGCTCCAAGTTTGAAGTTAGAAGTTCGAAGTTCGAAGTGCGGAGCGCTTCGCGCAACTTTTCACACTTCAAACTTCTTACTTCGCACTTCTTCGACTTATCGGCGTGGTATGCCGCATCCCTAACGGCGAGTGCGCGGTGATGCACGGCCACCACTGGCCGCGCGCATCGCGGGCGCCGGCCATCCTGCGACGCGGGCGCGCAGGTCCCAGCGCGTCCAAGGTCGCGGCGCGGCGGCAGTGCCGGCAGGTATTCACGACGGGCTTGTCGGCCATGCGCTTGGCCAGCGCGCGATGGCTGATCTCGGTCTCGTGGCCGCATCCGGCCCAACGCACGCGGTACAGCGTCTCGCGCTGATTGGTGCCGTTGAACAGCAGCGCCAGGACCTGGGCGCCGCAGACATCATCACCGACCTCGAACAGGCGAAACGGCATCGGTCCCTCCTCAAAACGGGATATGGTCATCGAACGGCGCGCCAGGGTCGGCGGTGCCGGTGGCGTTGGGATGCGCCGGCGCCCCCTCGTCGCGGCGCCCGTCGAGCATCTGCATCACCGCCCGCGGCCCGCTCAGCACAACCTCCGTGCTGTAGCGGTCCGACCCGTCCTGCGCCTGCCACTTGCGCGTGCGCAGGCTGCCCTCCAGGTAGACCTTCGAGCCCTTGGCCAGATAGCGCCCGGCGATCTCGGCCAGCGGCCCGAACAGGCTCACGCGATGCCACTCGGTACGCTCCTGCCGGATGCCGGACTGGTCCTTCCAGCTCTCCGAGGTCGCCACCCGCAGATTCGCCAGCGATTGGCCCGATGGCAACTGCTTGACCTCCGGCTCGGCGCCGAGGTTGCCGATCAGGATGACTTTGTTGATGCCGCTCATGGTTGAAGTTTGAAGTTCGAAGTTTGAAGTTTGAAAGACGCGAAATCGCGCCGGTTAGCTGTTGTGCTGACGGCATCGCGAGAGCATCTCGTCGATGCTGGCGCGCAGCATCGGCCACACATCCTCATTGATCCGCACCTCCTGGCTCGTGGCGCCGTCAAAAACAATCACGAACTCGCCTGCGCCCTCGTCGTCCACCCGCACGCGCATTGTCCGGCCGTCGTAGATGCGCGACTCCTCAGCCGGCACCACCGCCAACTCCGTCGTCCGCTGCTCGTAGCGCACCATCACGCAACCCCCACTTCACACCTCAAACTTCCAACTTCAAACTTCTCTTCCGCCTTCGCGTTGCAGAAGTACCGCCGCTCCTCATGCTCGGCGACCTTCGCGGCGTTGAACGCCGACACCGGCCGGTGATACCCCATCACCCGCGTCCACACCTCGCACCGCGTCCGCTCGCCCTCGTCCAGTGCGACGCCCTCTGTCGTGTCGTTGTGCTTGTCGGTCATGGTCTTACCCTCTTTTTCAAACTTCACACTTCACCCTTCGAACTTTCCCATGCGTCCACATCGCGCAAACCGCCCCAATGCCGCCGCCGGCGCTGATCCATGGCCAACTCCCCCAGCCGCTGACGACGATGGCGCCCACGACGGCGATCTCGCCGGCGGCGATGAGCATCGGCGTCAGCGCCGCGGCCAGGTAGTGCCCGCCGGTGACGTTGAGCTGCTGCAGCGCGCGGCCTCGAGGTGGCCGACGGCGCTGCGGTAGTAGTTCGGATTCAGCTCCGAGCCGATGAACCGGCGCCCGAGCTCCAGCGCGGTGACGCCTTCGCTGCCGATGCCGGTGAACGGGCTCCAGATGACCTCGTCGCGGTTGCTCCACAGCTCGATGGCGCGGGCGGTGATGTTCATGGGCATCGGGCACAGGTGGCGCTCGGCGTTCGGGTCGCGCGACTGCTTGACGTTGAGCACCTCGGTGGCGCGCAGGTCGTAGTCGCCGCCGCCGCTGCGCCCGCGAGCCTACCACGCCCCTCCGCTCATTCTGTGCCTCCGCCCGCGCCAGCGTTGCCATGATGGACGTTTTGCCCATGCCGGGACGGGCGCACACCACCACCATATCGCCGGGTAGCATAGGGTTCATGACCTCGTCCACGCACGCTACGCCAAACGGGATGCCCGGTGCATTCAGCGTGCGCTCGGCGAACGCCACGTGCTCCGCCGATAGGTCCGCCGGATTGTGAATCAGCTCGCGCAGTTGTTCGTGTTTGTCGCTCATAGCGCCCCGCT